TTATCTGTTCTCGTCTTGTGCTTTCAGGCTTCCAATTGCCTGTGTTGCTAAGCGCTGTTGATCAGCTGCCGCTGTATAGATTGTCAGCTCCTTCAGGCTTTGGTGTCCTGTCAGAGCTTTAATCACATCTGCCGAACATCCTGCTTCTGCCAGTCTTCGTGCAGCTGCCTTGCGCAAGCCATGGGGAGAGCAGTTAGATAACTCTGCTTCTTTCACCCTGTCTCTGAACCAATTCCCAAAGCCTGCCACTGTGAATGGCTTTCCGAACTCGGTAACGAGGAAAGTCATATTCGTCTTTGGGGTTTGTGAAAGTGCTTGCTGGAGGATGCCATGCAGCGGGATCATCAGCGTTGTTCCTGTTTTCTGCTGAGTGACCCTCAAATTATTTCCCGAAATATGCTGCCAGCCCATGCTTACGACGTCTGAGCGCCGTTGTGCTGTGTAGAGAAGCAGAGTGAGCGCAAGATGTGCCTTGGTGCCTTCTGGGTGCTTTTGTATGAACTGTTCGATCTCTTCCTCAGTCCAGCTGTGAAAGCCGTCTGTCTTTTTCTTGAAGCCTTTCACGCCCCGCGCTGGATTATTGGCGATCATTCCCAGATCCATAGCAACGTCGAGCAGGATCTTCAGAAGAGATAGAACTCGATTTGCAGCCTGTGGCCTATCTTCCATTTCCCCGAGCAGCTTCTTGATGTGCCTGCGTTCCATACGGCGAATTGGAAGTTTGCCGATCCTTTCTCTGAGCTTTTCGATAACACCGCGATAAGTAACCTTGGTGCTATCTCGCAAGCCGAGAAACTCAGGAGCGCGATAGTAAGCAACGCAGAGCGCATCAAAGCTTCCTGGCTTGGTGCGTTCTGCGGCGATGTTAGTGCATTGTGTCTTCACACCTTCCAAAGCGCCGTAATACTGGCGCATGAAATCATCGCCGTAGGGTGTGCCAGTCAGATAAGTAGAGAACCCAGATTTGCGGAAACGGACACGGCGGGTGCCGTGCCTGTCTTTGTTCCAGCTACAATATTGGGGCAACCCGCTTCGGTTTCGTCTCATAGAAGGTCATCCCAAGGATTTGGTCTATTGTCATTTGCCTCTTGCTTGAGAGGCTCCATGATAATCTCTTGAGTTTCTGGACGGATCGTGACGCGCAGCTGTTCTGGGGCAATGCCAACTTTCTCGGCGGCTTTATAAGCTCTCACAACATCTGCTTGTTTAAATGGAACTGTTTGACGTGCCATGCTTGCTCCTATGCTGAGTAGCCGCTGAGGCGAGCGCGTACGCTTGGTTCTGCTGGGCCTGCTGCCAGCACTGCGGCACCAACTTTCAGGTTGTCGCTTGCAGTAGTTGTGAGGCGCTTTTCAATTTCATCCCAATAAAGAGGCTCACCTTGTGCAACTTGTTCACTGTCAGTCTTAGGAAGCTCAAACACTCCCTGCATGACTGTCTCAACATCCTCTCCGGAGGCCGCATTGGTCGCGACCACGCCAAATAGAGAGCCAACTTGCAGACCATCGCCACTGGAAACGTCATGTGGGGCAGTCAATGTGATGGCAACGCCATCTTGAATGTAATTCCTCATGTGCAATCTCCGCGCCTAAGCGCCTTTACTTGAAATGATACGAACCCGACGAACTGTGCGACCTTGGCTTGCTGCAATTTTCCTGTTCAGGTCTGCGAGCGCTACGGCCATTTCGCTGTCAGATTTATAAGTGACTTCATCGCGACCGAAGCGAACGGTTTTGACACCCTTAGCTCTCGTCTTTTCCAACTTGTCACGACGGGTAATAAGCTCTTCCAGGCTAGTCATCACTTGCCCTCGTTCATTTGCCATCCGCGCCAGTCGCCAAAGCAGGCACCGAAGTCGAGACGGACTTTGATCTTGATGCCATCAATCTCAAATCCGGCTTTGGTTTCGGTCTGTGGTCCTGGCTCACCTTCCAGATAGGCATATTCCAAGCCGTCCATCTGGCTGTGGCTGGTTGCCAGATACCAGCGATCGGGATTGTTAAAGCGGCCTTCCACGACCATTCCCAGATCAGAGAACGGGTTCACATCGTCGATGCGGTTTGGTGTGATCTCGGCAAGGAGCTTCTGTGCCAGTGTCTCCAGCTCGGCTGGAATAATCAGATGGCGAGGGGAGAGGTTGAGACGCTTGCCAGACAGGCTCACCTGGTGGCGCAGTGCCTGACGCAATACGGAGAGTGTCTCAATGGACGGCTTGCCTTTGGTTTGTGCAAGGTTGCGATGGCCTTCATGGAAAACTGGATTACCGTCTCCCATCTTTGGCCCTTTGCCGCCATTCATCTCCAGCAGCTTGATAAAAAACTCCGCTTCAAAGTCTGCTGCTGCAATGCCTAGTCTGCGTGGCAGGTCATTCAAGGCTCCAAGGTCATCGTTGATGAGCGCTTGGCGGGTGATGCCGATCATTCGCCCGAAGGTGTCGATCTTGAAGCTTTCAGCGCTCTCGCTCATGGTGCCGTGTTTGTATTCACCATGCTCGTTGAGCTTCTCCAGATCGGGAGCTTCAGAAAGAATAATCCGGTGCTTTGCGCGGAAGTCTTTCACGGTGGTTTGCCGTGCCAGCTTCTTCAAAGCGCTTGGCACACTGTCATAGGATTGGCGCAGTGTCCGCCCAACGGTGTTTCCCATGATGAGGGGAAAGTCACTGGTGGAATGCAGCGCACGAGAGACAATCGTTGCCTGGGAAAGGGCCGTGGTTGAAACATTGGCATTGCGCAGGCAGTCACGAGCCATCTCCGGAATAGACATTCCGATGAAATCGCGGGCGCTGTCCTCTGGCTTATGGGTTGGGTCAATGCGCGTCATCATGGCGTCAGACATGCGTTCTGCGCGTGTATGCGGATCGGTGTGATCTGCGAGAATTTGCACCGACTGCGTCCGGATCGGCGGTGTTGTCCGCTTCTCTGCCTCCGTAATTGCGGCGGCTCGGATCTCATCCAGTGTGGATGTGCTGTCGATCTGGCTATCAGTCCACTCAGTGGTCAGGTTCAATGTCCCTGCGATAGAGCGGATCTGCTGGTTGCGTTGTGCCAAGTCTGGCGTGGGTGTTTTGGGTGGTTCTGGTGAGTTGGGTTGGTTCTCCGTTGGCATCGCTCTGATCCTTGCGTCCGGGTCCGCTGGCACACTGACAAAGCTAACTTCTCTTGGTTTGAACTGGGTGATGGTGCGAATGGAGCGTCCGGTGTCCGGATCTCTGCTGTCCGCCCATTTCTCAACCTGATAGCCGATGGAAACGCCTGTAATCATTCCCTCGCGAATGTCCGCAATCACGGGGTTGGCGCGGCTGTCAGATGTAAACTTGATGGTGACGAGGATGCAGCCGTTGTCCGCTCGTGCTGCTGTCACGGTGCCAAGCACTGCACTCAGGCTATCCTGGCGATGGCTATCTAAAACTGGCAGGCCGATAAAGGCCTCCGCCGTGGTGGCTGTCGGGTCCAGTCGCTCAATAAAGGCGCCACGGTCCACGCTACCAAAGGCGGTGGCAGTTGCCTCGACGGTCCGCTGTTTTTCATCGAGGCTGGAGGATTTGAAAGTCAGATCACGGGTGAGGAAGGCGGGGGCATTCATGCAGCTTTTCCTTCAGTTGAGGGAGCGGGGTTGGTGCCAGCGGACATCTGTTGACCAATACCCCGCTCCCTGTCTGTGTCGCGTTTGCGCTCCTCGTCGATTTCCTCGACAGAGAAGCCGCGCTGCGCGACAACCCGGGTCCGGCTGGTCAGTCCGTTTTCAATCTCGATAACTGCGGCTTTGGCGTCTTTTTCTGGGTCGACCCAAGGCCATGCGGGTGGCAGGTACTCGGCGGCGTGGAAGGCCTCCGGCTCTGCGGAATAGGCGCCTAGATCCAGCGTTCCGCGTAGGGCCAGCAGTCCCACAAAACGCTCATAGATCGGCTGTAGGAACTGCTTGACCAGAACAAGGTGCTGGATGCTCTCCACCTTACGGCGGAACTCAAGCAGGGCCGCGCGGCTGGAGGAGTAATTGGAGTTGGAATAGTCGCCTGTCAGCTGCTCGTAGGTGATGCCAAGTCCTGCGGCCATGGCTCTCAGCTGCCACTGGATGAAGGCGGGGAAGTCTTTCACGTCCGGCAGGTTGGGGAATTCGATGTCTGATCCCGGTGGCAGGAAGTGTAGCGCTCCCGGCTCCATGCCTGTTTCTAAAAGGCCATTCTTTTGCTCACCATCGAATGGATTGGCTTGTCCGTTGACGTCTCTCACAAAGCCAGCAAACAAAGCCGCAACCCGTTGGCGTTCCAACTGGGCGTCTTCGTAGCTGTCCAGTGATTGAGCGCGAAGCAGGACAGGAGAGAGCCATGAAAGGCCGCGCACTTGTCCTGGCTCCAGTGGCACAAACACATGCAACATATCTTCAGCAGGGACGCGGATGTGTCCAAGGTTTTGTAGTAGAGCGGTGCCACGGCGGCGGGGCAGAACGTGGTAGGCGATGCGTCTGCCGTCTGCATCAAACTCGACGCCTGCGAAAATGTGGCCTTTGCCTTCCAGCTCGCGGAACAACGTAGCGTCCACCATGTCGGCGGGAATGAGCTTCAGCTTTAGGTCAGTTCCGGTCTGTACCAGCTGGACGAAGCTTTCACCCTTCACCACAATCTCGCGCATCAACTGGGCCTGCAGGCCGTAGAAGTCGTGCCGACCTTCAAAGTCGCAAGTCTCCAGCCAGCGTTCATGGGCTTTCTGGATCTTATCGCGGATGGTGTCTGTTGGGAATTTGGGGCGGGTGACGATGCCAGCGCCGATGTAATTGGCAACAAGGCCGGAGACAGCGGCGTGTCCCCATGGGTTGTTGGTGGAAAGCGCAACCCCGCGCTCTTGAATGGTCTTTGATCCGGCTGCGGTTGCCTCGGAAAGATTGCCGATCCCCGCGATGCCCTGCCACCTGTGCCCCCGTCCAGCTGCCTCCAGCCCAATCATCCGGGCGACAAGGTTCTGAAGGCGTTTTGCAAGTGGGCGGCGGGGCTGGATCATAATGCCTTATCCTCTCTGAGGGCCGTAAAGGCCGGTCATGACTTCATTGAGAATCTTGGCGGGGTTTACGACCATGTAGACTGAGGGCAGCTCATCAGGCTTTGGCAGGGTGCCTCCGCCGTAGGACTGCAGATCCCAGCCATTTTCATTGGTGATGAGGAAGAGAGGTTCAGTTGCAAAGCCGTGAGAGCGGGTGGCCAGTCCCTCAATAAATTTCAGGATTGGAGTGATGATGTCATCAAAATGGGTGACAGGAACGCCCATCCGGCTCAGATGCGCTGCAAGGGTAATGTGAATTGTATCGCGCTCGGAAAATGCTCTCCAGCCGCTTTTGGTGTGGCCGTCTTCTGCATCTAGTTTCAGCTGTCCGCGTGTCAGCCAGTTGCGTAGAGTGATCTTTGAGATTTTGCTCACTTCCACGACAGCGGCGAGTTTGTGTCTGCGCTCGTTAAAGCGAAGGAGTGCTCTCTGTTCGTGTTGTTTTGCAAGACCAACGACCTGCATGCCGTCCAGGTACTTCTGGAGCTCTTCCTGAGAAAACCCTGAGAGGTACTCCAGATAAGTGCGCTCGTCGTCAGCCAGAAGAATATCCAGTGTCTCTTGCTGTTCCTGACTGAGGCCCTTGCGGAGAGTTTCTGCTGTCTTGCTCATTTGATCACCCATTAAACTCATTGACTGCATTTTGCTTCAGGCGCCATCTCCTGTCAATAAATAATTCAATGAATTATTTTATAGTGTCTCACAATCCTTCAGTGCGGAGGCGATGAGGGCGTAGTCGGGGTCTAGGTGTCCGGCTACTGTCATTTCTTCGAGGAAGAGGCGGAGTTTGGTGATTATGCCGGTGAGGGTTGGGGCCGGGGTGTCGATGAGGTGGTGGTAGGTGGTGGTCACTGCATCGCTGTAGGGGCGCAGGAGGGCGTCCTCCTCGGCAAAGCTGGCGGATTTGGGGATCTTCAGCTCGCAGTAGTGCTGGCAGGCGGTTTTGTAGCGCTCTGCCAGTTCGGGGAGGGGATCGTGTGGGGCGGCTTTGGCGCTGGGTGTTGCCACCACAGCAATGCTGGCGAGGCTTCCGGTCAGCACCGCGCGGCGGTCCGGGTTTTGGGCGCACTTCTCCCGTTCGCGAAAAAGGTCTTTCATCGCGTTCTCCATGATTGATATAAAAGTTGTATTTTGATAAAATCTATCAACTTCAATACGAAGTCAATATAAAATATCAATATTGGAGAAATGTATTGACTCCAGCACAGTGTCGGGCTGCCAGAGCACTCATAGGAATGTCGCAAAAAGAACTTGCTTCAATGGCTAACGTTGGAGCGCAAACTCTTGCTGACTTTGAGCGTGGTGCTCGAGTACCAAGGATCAACAATCTGAATGCTATGCAGACCGCTCTAGAGGAAGCTGGAGTGGAGTTTATTCCTGAAAATGGTGGTGGTGTAGGGGTGAGATTGAGGAAATAGCGTTATTCGGTTGCGTTGAGATAACATGAAGTTGTACAAGAAAAGATAGTTATACTTTATAATTTAAGCAAAGGTATGTGTCGTCAAATGACATATCAAGTGATGCGGAAAGTAAACCTATTAAAAAATAAGAAATTGAATAGCTTAAGGAAAGCTGCAAGCGAGTCGGTCGATGAGTTTTCGGGTATCTTTCAAAGTGATCAAGATTATCCCTCTGTTGATAGTGAATTTCAAATAAAAGCGAAACTGACGACAAGCCAGTGTATCGAGACTTGGAAAAAAGATTGGTTGGGGCATCACAATTACGGCAAGCATGCGTCTAAAGACTTGAATCTAGATTGGGAAGAGTACTGGAAATCAGCGGATGGTAATAAAGAGAGGTTTTTATTAAGCTTGTTTTACAACAATGGTGCAGCGGATATTCTTGCTGCGCTTTGTCTTATTCGCGTTAAAAAACACGCTGTTACAATCTATGTCGCAGAAGGAAACCCTGACGACACCCATTTGCTTAAAGGATATGTAACATTGATTTTGCTTGATATCGCGGATCGATTTGCCCATTATATGGGTAAGTCAAAGATAAGGCTAGAAAAGCCAGCTAATGACAAGTTGATACAGTACTACGTTCAAGAATTTGGGTTCTCTTATGATGCTCAAAATGAGTACTGTGAACTGGAGAGATGAGATGACTTTGGCTTGCTATAAAAGTTCAGCCAAACTTGAGAGGAAGACAAAAGCAGTCAAAAGGGTCCTTGTTCGCGAGACAAATGCGCCGACCAAAGCAAAAGGTCGCTTTGCCGCTCTCGCTAAAGAAAAGGGTCTCAAGTCTCTTAAGTTTGATGGCGAAGAGCGTAGCGGTTCAAGTGCGTCTGCCAAGATGTGGCTTGAAGCATAAACTCACTATGTCCTTATTCTTTTTAATGCCGCTCAAAAATGGGCGGCATTATTCATTTGAGAACTTGAGTTATTCGAGAGATGCAACCGAAGCTGCATCTCTCTAGAGTGACCTTAGGCGGCGGGAGGAATTTCCGCGTATCGTTGACCATTTTTGATCTCTGAGATCCGTCCAGGATTCACGTCATAGTCCGCAGCGATCCTATTCAAGAACTCACCCTGATGAATGCGTTTCTTGATCATTGGAATCTCACAAATTGGAATTCTGCGAGATGGTGTACGAACTGCCTTAATTGGCCCGTTGTGATTGATCATTATTTACCTCTTACGATCAATATCAACAGAGTCATCTTGCTAACAGGCAACAAACCAGCTACACAAATATGTAGTGGGGTTTACCTTTAAGGGCTCGCGATGACTCTCGGTTAGTGCGAACCTCGCCCCGACTAACAACGACTCAGAGTGGCCGCTCTGGGTCGTTTTGTCGTTTCGACACCAATATTTCTAAAAGTGATTTTCAGATATTACAAGTCATTAGGGCGTAACGGTAAGCGGTTATGTCCCCATATCTACCCTAAAAGAGGGTATATATGTAAGAGAATACTACTAGATGAAAAAGAAGAAAGTTATTTTAAATCAATGACTTGTTGCTTTTTTTGAGGTTTTCCCCGAAAATAGTGGAAATCGCAGTCCATTAATTGTCTGTTAATCTTTGAGGGTTGCCGTGTGTCAACCTACTACGATTGTTAGTCAAGATATTTCGATCTTACTATTACCTTTCCATAATAATTCTTGGGGTTTTGATTCGTTTGGGATTTATTCTTTGGCTTTTCTTGTAATGCCTTAATAGCCTGCTCCGCCCTCACACCACTCGCAGCCAACCCATGCAACGCAGCACTGGCATACACCCGACAATCCAGCGGCTCATTCCGTACCCCGCTATCGGCCACCCATTTGATTTTGGCAACACCGCCCTTGTACACCCGAACGGGCTTTTCGGCGGTGATGCCGCGGAAGTAGTCCAGATCTCGCCCCTCCGGAAAATGGCAGTAACCCGCACTGGCGGTTTCTATGCGTAACCGTGAAATCAGCGTGTGTTTGAGGCTGTCCACGCCCACAATGTAAAGCGGGGCCAGCTGACCTGCCTTGAGCTTTGGCGGGCGTTTGGGCCATGCGGGAATGCCCGGGCCACCGCGCCCTTTGATCGCCCACACACGGCGGTTTTGGCGTGGTTGCACATACTCCATCACATTGGGCGTTCTGTGCCCGCCGCTGTCGATCGCCACGGCTGAAATGGGCAGAGGGGGCACGTCTCGTACGTGTGGGTAGCGCTTCAACAGCACTGCATCCAGCTGCTGCCACACTTCCGGAAACGCCGGATCACCCCAAAGCACCTGATAGTCCAGGCTCCAGCTTTCCTCCCCTTTGCCCCAGCCAACAATCTCCAGCTCCAGTCGGTCATCCTGCGTATCCACGCCCGCCGTGATCAGCGCCACCTCATCCGGCAGGATCTCGCCAAACGGCTCACACCGGCTCAGCAGACGCTCCGCCTCAATCGGTGCCGTGTCGCGGTCCTCATAGGCTTCTCCCAGCCGTGTGTTGACGAAGGTTTGCAGCCGTGGCGGATCGCTTTTGACGGTGAGAAACTCCGCTGCCATCTCGCCCCACGTCTCAAACGGAGAATACAGCCCGGGTAACCAAAACCCCGCCGTGCGGCCATCGCCATCCTTGGTCGCCTGCCACTGACCTTGCGCCAGCATTTTCAGCTTGTGCCGCTCCTCAATCGGCTCGCCGCAATGCTCACAATGCAGTGTTGCTTTCAGCGGTTCCCCCTCCGGCCACTTGATCCGCGCCCACGCAATCACCTGCATAGCGCCGCAGTGCGGGCAGGGCACGAAGAACTTGCGTTGATCGGATTCCGCATAAGCCTTTTCAATGCGCGACACACCGGAAAGGGTTGGCGTGGAACACAGATAAATCTTCTTCTTGCCTGCATAGGTCGCCGTGCGCCGGATCGCCAGTTCCACCGGATCGCCTTCACCATCTGCATCCACCGGATAGCCGTCCACCTCATCCAGAAAAATATAGCGCACGGGTGTTGAGCGCAGACCCGTTGGGGCGTTCGCTCCCGTCATCACCAGCTCACCGCCCACAAAGCTTTTCATGGCGATGGTGTTGCCTTTCTCGCGGGTTTTGGGTGCAGCCACCTTGGCCTTGAGGGCTGGCGTGTCGCTGATGAGCGGATCTATACGCGTGCGGCTGTTGCGCTTGAGCATATCCAGCGAAGGCATCACCAACAACATCATTCCTGGCGCGTGGTCGATGACATAGCCGATCCAGTTGAGCCCGGCCTCCGTCTTGCCCACCTGCGCACCCGCCATAAACACCACCCGCTCCACCTGGGAGGCGGTGGACAGGCAATCCATGATCTCGCCCAGATACGGCACACGCTCGGTTTTCCATCGCCCCGGCTCAGCACTGGTGGGTGGCAGCTGGCGATAGGCGTTGGCCCACTGGCTGACGGTGAGCTGTCGCTCCGGTGCCAATGCCTCGCGCCAGATTGCGTCTGCCCATGAGGCGGTGGTGGTGGCGAGGTCAGACATTGGCAAGATCCTCCAGCGGTGTTTGCGCAAGGTCGGCGAGGTGATCACGGACGAGGCGATCAAGGATGGCGTAGGTTTCTCGCGGATCGCTGCCCAGCTCGGCGGAGAGGGTGGAGGCAGCGCGGCTCGCCCAGCCCATCCACGCATCCCGCTCCGCCCTGGCGCGTTCAAAGATCACCTTCTGGGCGGCGTGCTTGTCGATGATGTTGCCAAGCTCCCGTTCCAGCTCCAGCTTTGCCAGCTCCGCCTTGATGCGCTCCAGCTCGCCCTTTGGGGTGAGGGGTACGTCCTCCGCCAGCGACTTGCGCTTGGTGGCGCTGGTGTTGGCAACGTACCAGGCTTTGCCGAGCTTGATATCAACCCGCCCGTTGCCCAGTGTGGGCAAGCCTTCCTTGATGAGCTGAGAGATGCGGCCCCGGGACACGCCGAGAATTTCCGCGAACTGGGCCTTGGTGGCGGTGCGTTGCTCCGGCTCGGCAACCTGCCCGAAAATGCTGATTTGTTGCTCGCCCGAGCTATGCGCTGACTGCATGGTTTAGGCCTAAATTCCTCTCTAAACTGCTGTTGCGTTTAGGCAATTTCAAATCGATCTGTAGCCAGAGCCCGGGGTGTTGCACCCCCGTACTGAGCATTGGTGGGAAGGACCCAACCTAGCCTGCCCCCGCCAGCTGCGGATCGATCCAGCCTTCCGGCGGGGTGGTTTGCTGTTGGTGCGTTGCTGGTGGATGGTATGGGGCGAGCTTGGGCGTGATGTCTTGGCCTGCTTGCAGAAGATATGCTTTGGCAAAGACCTTGGTGTCTACCATTCCTCCAAAGCCTTTTCGGAATTGCTGCGGATGCAGTCGGTCGTGCTTGAGCTGCTGGTAGGCCGCTTGCACATGAGGCCAGATTGCGTCGTTGACGCTGACGAAATGCGACTTGGCAACCGGTGGCGCCTCGTGCGCGGGCGCGTGTTTTGTTATTTTTATTTTATTATTTGTTTTATTTTGCGTGCCAGCGGTGTCACCCTTTTCGGTCGGGTTTTGGCACTCTTTCTCGTCTGTTTTGTCACCTTTTGGGGTATAAAAGGTGTCAGGCGTGTCCCCCTTTTCTTCGTAAATAGTGTCAGTGGTGTCACCTTTTACGGAGGCCAAAACCAGCTCGTAAACGTTGGAATTACCTCTGCCGGTTTTCCGCGTAATGGTGATGTAGCCAAGCATTGAGAGCTTCTTGATGGCGCGTTTTGCGGTTCTTGGGCTGGCGTTAGCTTCTGCGGCGAGTGTTTCCATGGACGGCCATGCTCTGCCGGATCTAGCGTTTATGTGCTCGCATAGGATGATGCCTACGCGGACATCATTTGCAGAGAGGTTGCGGTCCTTGGTGATGGCAACGCACCAGTTCTGTTTGTCAGAGTACTGCACAGCGAAAGAACTGGCCTGAGAGGGCTTGGCTTGGATTCTGGTGATGTTGCTCACTGGATCACCTCCAGCGCTTTGGCGAGCTTCAGAAGGCGTTCGCTGGCTTCCTCTTTCTCGACCAGAAACGTCTCTGGATTTGACCTGCGGCGGGTGCCAATCCTACGCACTTCATGGGCGATGGATTTCAGCTCTTGCGGCACGTTCAGAGAGGGTGTTTGCAGGCTGTTCAT